ACTGTAGCAACAACCTCCACCTTTAAAGTACCTGTTGTTGGTGCTTGGCCAAGATTTTCTTTAAATAAAGTAAATGATCCATCTGTGTTTTCTGTGTAGTAAGCTTCTGCTGCATCATTAGAGCTCCATCTTGATGCGTTTCTAGCATCGTATAATTCTTTTATCTGTGGTAGCAAGTAATAATCTATTCTCTTCAATGGTACTTTAACATTGTCTGAGCCAGACAAATACATTCTACCAGTCCTATATATTGTTGAGTTGTTTACACTTGGTAACGTATAATTCTTAGCGGTACCGTCGTAAACTAAATTAACGTCCGTACCTTTGTATATCGATATTTTTTCTCTTAGAAGGTTGACCTGATCACCAAAGTCAGGTTCTAAAGCCGGAGCGGCTGTTGGGGATTGTTGAGCTGCATCTGCTCTTTTTCCTGAAGCAATTTTAGCTGCTAGGTCATAGAAATATTGTTCAAATATATCTAATTGAGCCTGGTTGGCTAATAGGTTAAACTCCTGAGGAGTAATGTAACCTCTTTGTTCTTTGTTAGCCAAAGCTAAAACTCTTTGGTAAACCGTATCTATACTTATAGTGATGTTATTAGCCATGTTTTTTTATTGTTTATGTTGTAGCTTTACTAGTGCCATACTTTCTTTTTAAATTTATAAGGAAACAACTTGTTTAAAGTATCTCTCCTTGTCTTACAACCACAATCAAAACCGTTCATCATCCAATCCATAAGTAAATTTAATCTTAGAATAAATACCAACTTGAATACGGTGTCACCAAAGCCTTTTGATGGGAAGTCCCAGTGCTCGTATATGTGAGCATTTGAAGTCAAACCTGGTGATTTAGTTCCTTTTTTAACCCACTCTTTAATAAGTGGATCCCATACTATTTTTTTTGATTTAAACATATATATATTTGTAGTTTACGATCGCCCCGAAGAGCGACCGCATCTACAAGGTTTTTACTTCATTCTTTTTTCAATTTGATTCAGCACATCCATACCTTCGTCGGTTTTAAACCAAGCTGCCAAAGCAGAGTAAGGGTGTTCGTCAAAAGCAACGTTCATTAGCTTTCTATTGTTAGAAGTCCAACTGAAAGTTCTTTGGTCATTGGATAGCTTTAATATACCCATTTCAGTAGCTTTAATACCAATGTTTCTCAAGTGGATGTTATCGTCAGAGCATAAGTCTAAGAACAAAACTGGGTTGTTCTTGGCAAATACAAGTACATCTCTTTTAAGCTCCTTAGAAGTCATGTTAGCAACCGCAGAGCCGTTCTGAACTCGCATAATAGCTTCAACCATATCTATAGACAACTCTCTAGCTTGTATCATAGCATCTAACTCTATGTTTAGGTTGTCTAGGTGATTTGCAGCTCTTAAAGCAGGCTTAACTTCATGGTAAAGCTTGTTAACTCTTGGGTGGTATATACTCATAAACTTTTGAAAGTTTACTTTTGCCTTAGGTATTGCTAACGTTCCATTTCTAAACAATATTCTCCCTGGTCTTATTTGACCTTTCATCTCATCTACAAATGGAGTGTTTTGATTTTCAGTTAGCATGATTTCTCTTTCGTAACCTTTTTCCTTGTCAAAGTAATAAATCTTATTTGCTTTAACACCAAAAGTTAAAGGTGACGAACCATCACTTAGTAAGTATATACGATCTTTAACTTCCCAATCGTTAATAATTTCTTTTTTAGGTTCTTTTCTTTTTGGTTGTTCTACAACCGGTGGTGCCTCCGTAACTGGAGTTTCTACCACTACTGTTTCTACATGCTCATCTCCAGGATCTCCTGCGTAAGCTTTTGCTTGTTTTTTTGCCATAATATAATATAATATAAGTTAATAAATAAAAATAAAAGGACCGAGGCCGAAGCCCCGGTTCTTTTAAAAGATAATGTTTATCCTTTCATCAATACAAAGTTATTTGCACCTTGAACAACTAAACATCTTTCAGATAAGAAATGCATCTCCATCGCATCTAAATCAGAAGTAGTAGCACCAACTGAACCAGTAGTCCAAGTTTTGTACTTTCTGCTTTCTAATTGAGAAGCTCTGTATCTCACGTGTAAGAACGGTCTCTTTAAGTTTTTACCTAAAGTTTGGTCATACACTGAAGAAACACCAGCAGGTATCATACAACCGTGAATCGCGTTAGTAGCGTCAGTAGCATTGATTAACCCTCTAGTTGATCTATCATTCAAGTATTTGAAGTCAGACTTGTAAAAGTCATAAGAACCTCTTCTGAAACCAGTGAAACCTAAGTTCAAAGCCATGTCAGCTTCGTTGTTAAATACACCGTAAGAAGAACCAGAAACATTGTTTCCATTCCCAGCAGATGTTCCTTGAGCAGATCCATTTAATCCAGCAAGCATGTCATCAATATTTAAAGAAGTAGCTCTATCTAAGAACATCATGTTCTCTTCAATTGCACCATTCTCATCTAAACGATCGATGATTGAATCAAACTCAGCTAAAGTAGCAGTGTTATCTAGTGTAGTAGATATGTTACCTCTAGTTTCTAGAGCTTCCCATAAACCTTCAGTACCAGTAATTCCACCACCGTTTGTACCAGCACTTGTTGGCGCTGTTCCAGCTCCAGATACTGATTCCATCATTGCCATCTCTAAGTAGTCAGAAAAACGAGCTTTAGTATCACCTGAAGCTTTTAGGTACCATAAGTAACCTGATTGTCCTTCTTCACCAGAAACCTCAACCCATCCAATTGCAGACGAATCAGATCCTGAGATCTCATATTTGTCTTTTAATATAATCGGCTTGTTGCTTCTTGATTTGAAACCTGGTGCATTAGCACCTACTCTACCAGTTGTAGCTTTAGAGTACTCAGATCCATAAACTAATATAGATACATCACCTCCACTTGCCATTTGACCAGCACTACCTCCAACAGCATTAGCGCCATCGTAACGTTTAGCTTGTACAACACCAGCAGTAGTTACTCCTTCAACATACATTCTAGCAGTTGCATCAGCATCTGCCACTATAATCATGTCACCTGGACGGATACCGTGAGCTGTTGCAGCTACTACAGTTCCATCTGCATCAGTAGAGTTATTAGCAAAAGTAAGATCTGCGTCTTTAACACCTCCTGAACCTTGAGTTATGTTTACCAATTTGTATGATAAATGTAATCTACCTTGCTCTGTCCAAATTACTTGGTCAGAAGCCATAGACTCTTCAGCTCCTACTTGTGAAAGAAATCCTGAGATAGTTCTGTTTCCAAAAACCTCAGCTTCTTTTTCCATAAGATCTGGTAAATATTGTTGTGCCCAGTCATTAGTTCCATTTGTGAAATCTAAATAAGCTGATGCCAACGCTTGTTTTTTTGGTGCTGGAGTATATCCAGCAGCCGGTACACCTGTTGCCATATTTTAATATGTTTTAAATTATAGAAGGTAATCTATTTACCTTCTTTTTTTTATTCGTAGTTTCATGTCATTACCACTGTCTCCTAAAACCTTAAACTTCACACCACCCTCACCATCATAAACTTTATGAGACGATCTTGATGTGTTAATGTTTTTAGAGTCGGCAACCGTTTGCTTTATAGCATCCGACTTACCTTGCTCGTAAAAATGTTTAGCTACTGCATCAGGGTTCATAGCAGTGAATAATCCTTTGTGATAACCGGCAGCGTCTTCCATTAATGCACCATCGTTTAGAAACTTTCCAACGAAATTATTAATGTCTAACTGCTTGTCTTTCACACTCTCAACATCTTGGATATTGTAAGTCATTTTTTGATCACCGATATTGAATTCAAATCCATCAAAGTCTTTATTAAATACTTTTTTAGTTTTGTCTTGGAACGTTGATTGTTGTAACTTTACTATTTCCGTGTTCTGCTGATTCTCCTGATTGTACTTGTTTGCGAAATCAATAGCATCTTTTTGCTCACTCGTGAGCTTTGAACCAGCTTTGATTTCTTTGTAATATTTAGATTTTGACTCTTCTAAGTGAGTTCTAGCCTCAGCAACTTGCTCTTTTAAGGCTAACTTTTTTCTCATTACTTCTTTTTCATCATCGATCTCTTCGTCAAACGAAAAGTTATCTTCTAATAAAAAGTTTATTTCTTTACCGTCAAGATGCGGTTTTGTTTTTTTATAGTAATCTTCTAGAACCTCAGAATCATCCATTTCCTTGATATCTGTGTTTAGCTTTACATAGTCATTGAAGTCTCCACCAGTTTCTTCCATAAAGTCCATTAGCTTCTGAACGTTCTCTGGTATGTCCACTATGTCAGTTGCTTGTTCTTCAACAACCTCATCTTCTACGAACTCTTCTACTACTTCTTCTACTGTTTGCTCTTCAGCAACCGGTTCTTCCGCGGTTTCCTCTACTACTTCTTCAACTGGTTCTTGTATTTTTGACATATCCAGCTTGATGTCGCCATCTTCGTTGTACGAAACTGCTGATGGTTGTTCTTGCGTAGTCTCATCGACAACGTCTTCTTTGTTTTCTTCCATGATAAAATAATATTAAATAATTAGTTACTCGTTAGTCCTGATACACCCATTCCACCTTGCATGCTATCATTAGCAGATTCAAAGTTCTTAGGTTCTCCCTTCATTTTTTCTCGATTATCCTTGCGGTCATCTTTTTGTGTTTCTTTAGAAGCTGATGCCTCGTTGTCCATCTGCCTTAGCTTCATGTTTATTTCAAACTCATGGTCCATTAGCTTCATTTTCATTGCAGCTTCTTTTTCCATGTACTGTATTTTTAATCCGTTCTTTTGTTCTTCAGCCTTCATATCAGCCTCCATCTTAGCTTGCGCTGCTTGTGTTTGAGCCTGAGCTGCTGCTTGAGCTGTTTGTTGTTGTGATTCTCCTTGAGCTTTAATGTTTTGCTCTGACATAGCAGATTCTCTCTCTAACTTCTTTTTCTTTTTGTACTTTATAAGCTGATTAGCCATTTTTAAATTCTTGACTGCCCTAATATCTATAGCATCGTCAATATCTAAACTTTTTTGCTGTATAGCCATTTGGATATTGTTTTCAAGCACTTGCTTTTCCTCCTCATCAGGCATTAGGTCTATAAATATACCAAAATCATAAAGATGTAACTCTGACATCTCTCCTAGTGTAGCTACGTTATGCGCTCCTATTTGCTGTATAAAAGCATCTTTAGTTGGAGAATATTCTAGTATGTCAGATATTCTTAGTGACAATTGTTCTGCCGTCTCCACTGTTAAGAACAAACTAGCATCCAATATATGTCTAGTTGCTACGTTTGAATTTGCCGCAGCCATTTTCTGTATACCAACTAGTGATCTAGAATCTGGTGTAGAAGCGTCTCTAGCTTCGTTAAGACCAGTTACGTCTCTTATCATCTGTAGATAGTAGTTATAGTTACCTATAAGTGCTTGTAATTTATTACCAGCTCCAGCTCCATTTGAAATTTCTTGTATAGGTATTTTACCTGGATTCTGATCACCGTCTTGAGTAAATGATCTACCAACTACAGAACCTGTTTGGAAGAACATATTTAAAGCTTCCTGAGCATTGTAATTTGTACCGTTACCTAAATCAACCTCTGCTAATCCGTCTATGTCTAGATACACACCATCTGGAACCATTCTAGACAACACCTGTTGAAGTTTAAGGTGAGTTAGTTGTATCATATCAGCAAAGCTAGTAATTCTGCTTACAATTGATTCTATCTTACCGTTATACATTTTAGGTGCAACTATAGAGTAGTTCATTTTAACTTTGTTAAAATCACTCTTAGTCCTCATGACGTTGTCAGACTTCTGCCATTTTAATAATAAGTCAGTTCCTAATACTAAAGCTCCTTCAAACAAACACTCTACAGTTCTTTGTAACTTTGAGTAATCACTAGCTTCTTTTGGTGGCATGAAGCTATCGTCTCTAGATATAGACTTATCAGCACCTGACTTAGACTTTTTAACTTTGTAAACGTCATTCATATACGTTTTGTAATTAAAGTAAAGCACAGCTACTTTGTTTCTATCTTTTTCATTTACATTAGTAGAGCGGTTAGTATGCTTTGAGTGTATAACCTCTAAGTTGCTCGGTGTTAAATGTGGGAACTCTTTAGCTAACTCGTTTATAGGTATATGCTTTACTTCACCAACATAATATATATCATCAAAGTAAGGAGAATCTGTATGCGAATAAACTAGGTTTGCAGGGTCAACATACTCTACTTTAGCTCCTTCAGAAAAGTTAAATGTTGTTTTACAAGCTCCAATTCCTAACACTGTCAAATCTTCTAAAACTCTTCTTCTTGTTAGATCATACTTACAGCCATCTAATAAAGTATTAATAGCTGTTTCATTAGCTACTTCAACTGCTTGTTTGTAGTTTAGAGCCATGTGTAGTTCTAGCTCTTCTTTTGAATCTGGTAAGTCTTTTTTGTTATTTTCGTATAGGTTTATGTTTAGATTTGACATAGCTTTGTCATTGTACTCTTTAGCCGCCATATCCCTTAACATGCTATCCATATACTTTGTTCTCTTAGATACACCGTATTGGTCTTGTGAATAAGCTTTGATATCAAAACCTCTACCTGCCATACCATTAACAACTATATCAACAAACTTAGGTATAATTGGTACTGGTGTCCAGTCTAAATTAAGATAGGACAAATCGCCGTTTATAGACAACTCATCCTTATATTTTTGTATTGATTGTTCGCCTCTAGCGTATAATCTTAAGTTATGAAACTTTCTTTGCGAACCCGAACTCCTACTATGTGAAGGACCATCGAACCATTCCAGCTCTATAGCTCTTGCTACCTCTAGTCCATACTTGTCAGAAACCTTTTCTTGGTCACTAACAACTTGGGAAGGAAAATTTTTATGAAAAGACTCTGCCATATTATCGTTTAATTATTGTTGAATTTGATCCTTTGTTATTGTATCTTGATATACTTATGTCTACTTTAGTTCTTTCTACTTTAGCGTTAGGCGCGTACAAATGTCGATTACAAGCCATTA